GCACCAGAAGGAACTTGATGCCGCCGAGAAGCGGCGTGCTGGCCTACAGCAGACATACCAGACAGAACAAGATGCTCACAAGACGACCAAGACAGAACTTGAACAACTCAAAAGCGGATTTGCTACCCTGACTAGCGAGAAAGATGATCTCCAGACAAATTTCTCCAAGTTGGAAACGGAGAAGTCGGAGTACGAGATCGAACTGGAGACATTGCGCCGTAAGGAAAAGAGAGCCGGGCTTATCTTCAAGAAGTATCCCGAGCTTGCTCCTTTCGAGGCCGATGGATTGCTCCCGGAAGCCGAAGAAGAAAAACTCGATGAGACTTTCGGCCTTTTCCTGGAAAAACTAGGCGTCGTCAAAGAGAAGGGCAAAGAGGAATTTGGCAAAGGTGGTACAGGAACACCTCCTCCAGCAAAGATTCCTGAGTCCGAAGGCCCTAAGGCGCTTTTGCAGCAGGCATACGCCTCTGTATCAAAGGGTGACCTAAAAGGCTACAATGAGTTTTATGACAAGTATCTGAAGGCCGTTGAGAAGCAAAAATCCTAATCCACTTGCAATTTTTGGAGGTGCCTCATGGCATTTGAAGATTATTATAACAATAACCCAATATCTGTAATCGATACCAATAACTGGGATGAGCGACTGGCTACAGTCGCGATGAACTTCCAGATTGGCCCAACGATCTACACCCCGCTTATCGATTATGTCAATTATTCCCAGCAGTCTGGCGCGCAGAACACCTTTGTGACCGACTTGCTTGAAGGCGATGTTGACAACGATGAGATCTCAACCACCGCGGCCTATATCGATGAACCCGCTGGCATTGACAGTCGCCAGCGCAAGGTTTCTGTGGCCAGGTATGGCGATAAGGTCCAATACTCAAAGTTTTCCACCCCGTTCAATATGTGGCAAATGGGCGGTGGCCGCGATTGGCGTCCTCTCCTGCGCGGCGTCCTAGGCAGCAATGTCCGGCGCAAGCTAGAGATTTTGGCGCGCAATGCGCACTTGGCCGGCCCACGGTCCTATTGGACCTATGCTGGCAGCGCTGCTGACTTCGGCGATCTCAACCAGGGTACCAAGTTCTCGCTGGACGCCGTTAATGGTTGGCGGCTGCGGCTTGGCAACTCCCCGACCCCGCTCATCACGGGTGAGACCGCAAAGATTGCCATCCTTCCACCCGGTTCCATCTATGATTTCCAGGAAAGCTTGGCTGGCGCGGCCACCAATGAAGGCCAAATGTTCCGCGACGCCTCTCTGTATCAAGGCAAGTTGCAGTATGAGGTTGGAACGTATAAGGGTGTTCGTTTCGTGGAATGCCCGAATGACCGCTATGGTCAGAATATGGCCGTTCTCTATAATGCAGGCCCGATTGCGATCCAGGCAGAAGTCTCTGCCGCGATCTCCCGCGGCGATGGTTGTCCAGATCCAGAGAGCGAGAAGGTTGACGATGTTTGGTATGTGGGCCAGAAAGACGTGACTCACTATATCCAACTTGCTAGCGCCACCGATATGTCGGCCTTTGAACTCAACGATCAGGTTTCTCTCCATACTGTTCGCACAGACACTTTCGGCGTTGTCAATGGCTGCGATTTTCGCAGCGGCAAGACCGTTGTTCGCCGCATTGTGGCCATCGATGCCGTAAATAAACGTCTGGCGTTTGACCGCCCAATCATGAAGCCCTATGAGAGTGAAATTGCGACTGGCGTGTATGCCTATATAACGAAGGCGACCCATGTCGGTTTCATTCTTGTGGCTGGCGGACGCGGCGGCGTGGTCTGCAATGTCAATACGCCTCTTGCTTTCTATGAGCCAGTGGCCATTGATGACTTCCAGTCAGTCTACCGCTTCGTGTGGGACATTTGGCAGGGCTACAATATCTGGGAGCCTGGCCTCTTTGAGTGCCACTTCTGCGCCGTGTCCTTGCCGAAGCCTGGTGGCATAATTGCTCCGCCCGCTGCTATGTAGGCAGCTAAACCATAAAGGTATTGAGTGCGGTATGGAAGCAACTCTAGCAAAAATCAAAGAGAAAGTGATTAGAGTTCTCGCTGATGAAGTGATGACTGGCGAATACGGAGAACCCCTTAGTGGGGCCATCTTCAGCGCCGATCTACTTCTGGATGCGATCTGTGCCGCACTTAATGCCATTACCGTAAGAGTTTGGAAGTCGGAAATAGTCACCATTGACGGAGGAGTGACAGAATACAAAATGCCTGGCGATCTATTGGGCATTGAGGGCGTTTACGATCTGGCTACTGGATTGTTCCTTCCGCAGATATGTCTTAAGGCAAATATGAATACCATCATTGGTATCGAAAGAAATGCCTGGACGAATTATCCTGAAGGAATGCTCACCTTTATCAACGAGTTAGACGGAGATGGCGCAACTCTCTATTACAGTGCTACTTGGACTAAGCCGGAAGAGGACAATGATCTACTAGACCCCCCGGAAAGTACAACCACTGCTATCATTTTATACGCTGCTTCTTATTGTCTACTCAATCAAGCTAGTGGATCGGCTAACATCCGGCAATATGCAACCAAGATAGATGCTGGACAGCCAACCGACATCCCGGCAAAAGATATGTCCGACTTCTTCTTACGAAGATTTAACCTAGAACTTCAAGGTCTGCCAACTCGTCAAAAGGGTATTGTACAATGACCCAAGTAGTAAATTTGATCCTTGATGCACTGGTCGCCCATCTGGTTGAGACAATGCAAACTGCAATCAGCGAGAGCGATCTCACTTACGCCGATGTCGTCAAGAAGGGTCTTCTCCAATCTGACAAGACCAAGAAGAATGTACAAATTGGCGTAAGCGGCGGCGATCATGAGGATCCGCTCTACACGGATGGTATTGTAACCCTTGAAAAACTACCCAATATCGCCTTCAATATTCCGGCCCGAGAAGTCGGTGGAGGGCAAATGTGGTGGCGGCGTGGAGTAGCCCGCATCGAATGTTTCTTCGTCAAGGAGCGTCTTACTGAGGCGGAGGCGCACGATAATGGCTACGAGGTACTTGGCAGATTAATGAGTTCTATAGAAGAAACAAATCTATATGGCCTGACAGATAGCTTTGGAGAACATGCTATCAAGATATTCTGTTTTGGCAATACTTTCTTTGAAAGTGGTGGACCGCCAAAGAGTTATATCTTCCGAGGCAAGGTTCTCTGGCAATGTCTTACTGAACGGCCATAGCAATTATCCTTTTTTTAAGTCCTGCTCAGGCAGGCAAGGAGTAAAAATGTCAGTTACAGCTGCATCAGCTACGATAGGCTTTGGCGCCCAAGCTGGTAAGGGCGAAATAGCCACAAGTTATTATCGCCATCGCGCAACGATGGTGGACCTGGATGTAATGGACGAGACCCGCGAGGGCGCGCCTGAAGTAGGCGGCGTCCCAGTACCTACCTTTCCATATAAGGCCGGGCCCGTAGTTGCTGGAGGTTTTACTATTCAGCCGCGTCTTCAAGATACAGTGGGTTGGCTACTCTATGGTCTTATGGGCAACGTTAATAGCACAATTGATAGTCCCCATAACCATGTTTTTGGCTTCGCAAGCGAACCCTCCTACGTGCCCTGGATGTCTTTCCGAAAGCACATTCCCCGGAAGGAAGGCAATGTTGATACCGATCTTGGGCAAATCTACAAAGACTGCAAAATCGTTGGCGGCTCTTTGGTTCTGCCAAACGATGCGCCTCTGTCCATGCGAATAGATATTCTGGGTCGCGAGTTCTTACTCGACCACGATCCAAGCACCTGGACTTGGGCAAATAACTTTGAGTCTTGGGAATCTATTCCTGTTGCATGTCAGACTGGCGGGTTTGTCAAGATCGCCGGTGGCCCTGAACTACCCGTGGTATCCGCAACAGTTGGCTTCCAGAATGTCCCCCTGGATATTCGACAGGAACGTATCTACGGCGATCCCTTCCTGGAAGATATAACCGTCGTCCAGCGCCGCCTGGCATACGATCTGATGGTCAAGTGGAACAATCCCGATCTCTATGCCGCCATTCTTGCCGGTAGTTCTGTTGGCACTGAGTGGAGTGGGAAACCATATACGGCGTCCTTCCAGGTGAAGACCGTGTCCTCGATGGATATGGATGGCATGAATGAACCCTGGTCGCTGATCATTGATGCAACCAAAGTCATGATGACCCAGGTAGGTGGCATTACCCTGGCCGGGAACCAGTCAATCTTGCTACGCTTCGCTGGCGTAGCGTTGGAGACCGATCCCAGTCAGCCATACGCAACCTTCACATTGCGCAACCTGATCGGGAGCTACACCTGGCCCACCTAATAGCTAAATTACAACAAGAGGAGGGGACTCGTTGAGTCCCCTCCCAAAACCCTATAGGAGAAACAAATGGCACTGAAGTTAACTGTTCCAATCGAGAAAGACTTCGTCCTTGAGAAAACCGATAAGGAATTCAAGGTGGAAGATAACCCAACCACCATCCGCGTCCGCCAGGCCTCTCAGGGGCAATGCGAGATACGTAACGGATTACTCTCGGATTTCACCCGCGTCTTTGATGGCGATCAACTTACTATCTCCCAGCACTTCTCGCCCGAGGAACTCTATCGGCTCGAGGTTGAGCTGACCCTAGCGGCCTGTAACATTGAGAATAACAAGGGCGAGCCATTATTCATCTTTAGGAATAATGTCGTTGACCCCGCCTCTTTCAAAAAGGGCTGGCCGTTGTTGGCGCCACTCGTTGCAGAAGAAATGCACGATAAAGTTCTTGAGATGAATCCTCCGTGGGCTGGGCCGATGGGGGAAGTCTAGTCGCGGGGAAATTGGAGAAGCTTCGAGATAAGATCAGAGAATATCACGGCGTAATCAATGAACTAAAAGCGGGCCTCAAGGCGACTCTTCCAGAGAAACCTGAGGCTATGGTCTTATACGAAAAATGCAGGTCTACTGGCCTTCCATTGGTTGCAGGCGGTCTACTCGACCAACCATACATCTGGCTTTTGGAGTGGTCAATAATAGAACAAGAGATGACCCTAATGGAGAGTTTGTCAGGAGCTTCTGCAAATGCCGTATAAACCTGAACCGCAATGGCTAACAATATGGAAAAATGCTCATCCTGGATATACACAGGGCGAGCTAGAAAATGCTATTGAGCGGGGAG